AGGGAATCTTGCCCTCACATTTTGTGCAATTCTTGATAAATTTAGACCCAAGTGGTTCGTTTGGGAAAACGTGCCAGGTGTCCTCAGTAGTAACAAAGGACGGGACTTTGGCTCATTCCTCGGGGCGGTGGCAGAACTCGGGTATGGTGCATCATACAGGGTGCTTGACGCTCAGAACTTCGGAGTCCCACAAAGGCGAAGAAGAGTCTTTGTTGTCGGACATCTTGGAGACTGGAGACCTAGCGCAGAAGTATTATTTGAGTCAGAAAGCTTGTCGTGGGATTCTGATAAGAGCCGAAAGAAGAGGAAAGACTCTACCTCCATCCCTAAAGGAAGCATTAGAGTTCAGGGCAAAGGAGTAGCAACACCATTGTTACACCAAGACCACATAGATGCTTTGTGTGCAAGAGACTACAAAGGGTTAAACTCTGACAGCCTAGACAAGAAAGCTATTGTTGAGGTGTTTGAGAATCATCCACAAGATAGTCGTGTAACAGAAATGGGTGACACTTGTCATTCAGTAACTGCAAGATGGGGTACAGGTGGTGGTAATGTTCCTTTTGCATTAGCTGAAAACACTATAGGAAGGCAACCTCTTAACGGAGGTAATGGAGATGGATACACTGAAAAAACACCTATGTACACATTAAATGCTACAGGAGTTCATGGTGTGGCACACAATTCTGTTTCTCAAGTAGCCGTTGCAGTAGATGTGTACAACCAAGCTATTGATGGTGATGTTACAGCAACTGTTACTTCAGCAGTAGGAGGAACTAATACATCAGGGCCTAAAATTATGAATCATAACATGGCAGTAAGAAAGTTAACACCTGTTGAGTGTGAAAGGTTGCAAGGATTTCCTGACAACTACACCAACATTAAAGAGAATTGTCCTGATGGTCATAGGTATAAAGCTATGGGTAATAGTATGGCAGTACCTGTAATGAGATGGATAGGAGAACGTATAAACAACTATAAGGAGGAAAACTATGCAGTATAAAAAGGTAATGGTAATAGGTGATATGCACATTCCGTATCATCACAAAGACTCTATGTCATTTCTTAGAGCGTTAAAGAAAAAGTACAAAGGCTTTGACCTAGTAGTAAACATAGGTGATGAGTTAGACCAACACGCAATTAGTATGCACGATAATGACCCGGATTTACCTAGTGCTGGTGATGAGTTAAAGATGTCTAAGGTTCACGTTAAGGAATTAGAAAAGATATTCCCTGACATGACATTGGTTGATTCTAATCATTCATCGTTAGTGTATAGACGAGCATTAAAGTATGGTCTACCAAAGGCTTATCTGAAACACTATAACGAGTTCTTAGGTGTAGGTAAGGGTTGGAAGTGGGTGCAAGACTTAACTGTTACTCTTAACGATGGGTCTAGGTGTTTCTTTACTCATGGTATGTCAGCCAATGTATTAAGTGTAGCTCAGAAGTATGGTATGCACACAGTACAAGGTCATTACCATAGTAAAGCTAGTATCCAATACTTTAGTAACCCTGATAAATTAGTATGGGGCGCACAAACAGGATGCTTAACTAACCAAGACTCGTTAGCATTTAGTTACGCTAAGAACTTTAAAGATAGGTTCATTATGTCATCATTAGTTATTGTAGATGGACAACCTAGAATACATCCTATGGTTATTAAGGATGGTAAGTGGATAGGTAAGATAGTGTAATGAAGAAAGCAAACAAACTTAAAATGCAAAAGATGGTAGAGTTTGGTTGTGTGGTATGTAGGTGGTATGAGGGGGTAGATGACTTACCTCCTTGTAACATTCATCATATTAGAGATAAGACTGGACTAGGCATGAAAGATGAAGAGATGATACCTCTTTGTCACTACCATCACCAAGGGCGTATGGGTATTCATACTATAGGTAAAAATATTTGGGAAGACAGGTATGGAACTCAACGTGAATTACATCAACGAATGAAGGAGGAAATTTTTAATGAGTGAGTTAGACAAACAGGTTGGGGGCAGTCATTACCAAGACTTTGCTATTCAACCTTTGGAGTTCATAACTAAAAATAAGCTATCCTATATACAGGGAAACATTATAAAATACGTTGTGCGTTTTAATCAAAAAAATGGTACTGAAGACTTAGATAAAGCTATTCATTATATTAACATACTAAAGGAGGTGAGTCGTGAAAAGAAAATATAAAGAGTTATGCAACATAACAACAACAACTATACTTCAGCTTGTCATTGTATTATTAATAATAATATTTTACGGAGTATTTGCATTAGGTGTATTAGCAGAAGGGAAAGGTAGTAAGGTAGGGGTAGGTGGTTTTGTTATGGCTGTTAGTTACACAGACAGTTATGATGATTTAGTCTATGTATCTAACTTTGTTAACTGTGACCATGCTATGAAGTATTACAACGACAACTGTACTGATGCTAAGATAATGCTTTGTCAACAAGAAGCTTATTTATATATGCCTGTTGGTCATAACAGTGATTCATCATTTGAATTTGAGCCAACAGATAAACAGTCCTGCGGATTCGTAGGAGTTCAGAAACCTAAATTTACGGAGGTGAAATAATGGGTAAAGGAAGTGGACGTAGACCAAAAAACATTACGGATGAAGAGCTAGAGAAAAATTGGAATGCGTTGTTTCATGGTCATCCTAATGATGGGCAGTTTGATAAGGAAGATGACTACGGCAATGAGTTGCCATCTTCAAAACCCAAGACTAACGACCCTGACAGGTTTGTTGATGAAAGTGGAGATGCGTAATGGCTAAAACATCTCCTACACAAAGAACCTTAAAACGCATGAGAGAGTCAGGTGACTATGTTCTAGTAAAGATAGTTGAACGATGGAACGCTCATGCTTTTAAAAGGCAAGACCTCTGGAACTTTGATATATTAGGTATATCAATTACTGGAGAGACACACGCTTTACAGGTAACATCGTATAGCAATGTAAACGCTCGGATTAAAAAGATAGAAGAATCTGAATACACACCTCACTTACGAGATGCAGATTGGGTTCTTCTTGTTGAAGGCTGGAAGAAAGAAAAGAACGGCAGATACAAATCTTACATAACCGATTTATCTTAACGAAAGGAGACTAAATGGACAATTACCAAAGATTCATTCATGTATCACGCTATGCTAGATACATACCAGAACTAAAAAGAAGAGAAACATTTGAAGAGACAGTAACAAGATTAACTGACTTCATTAAGAAACATCAACCAAAGCTAGGTAAGGATATAGACAGGATTCATAACGCAGTAATGAACCTAGAAGTCATGCCAAGTATGAGGTTATTAATGACAGCTGGTGAGGCTTGTGAGCGTGATAACATATCTGCTTACAACTGTGCTTATATTGCAGTAAGTAACAAGAGAGTATTCTCAGAAATACTATACATTTTAATGAACGGAACAGGAGTAGGCTTTAGTTGTGAAAGACAAGAGATTGATAAGTTACCACCAATACCAGAAAGTGTTAATAGTTGTGATGATATTATTGTTGTTGGCGACAGTAAACTTGGGTGGGCGAAGGCGTTTAAAAAACTTCTATCTAGTTTATGGGAAGGTGACATACCGACCATTGACTACTCTCGTGTTAGACCATCAGGTGCTAGACTTAAAACCTTTGGTGGTAGAGCTTCAGGGCCTGAACCATTAAAAAGACTATTTGACTTTGTTACTGAGTCATTTGTTAACGCTAGAGGTCGTAAGTTAAACTCTATTGAGGTACATGACATTGTATGTATGATTGGTGAGATAGTTGTTGTAGGTGGTGTTAGAAGGTCAGCTCTTATATCATTGTCTAATCTTACAGATAAACGTATGAGAGAGGCTAAGATAGGTGCTTGGTATAATGAGTTCCCTTGGCGTGGTCTTGCTAACAACTCTGTAGCTTATACTGAGAAACCTGACATGGAAGTATTCATGGAAGAGTGGTTATCGTTAGTGAAGTCTAAGTCAGGTGAGCGTGGTATCTTTAACAGGGTAGCATCTCAGAAACAAGCAGAGAAGCAAGGACGAGACCCTAACCTCAGTTATGGCACAAACCCTTGTAGTGAGATTATACTTCGTCCCACGGGCCAGATGTGTAATTTGACTGAGTGTGTAGTAAGAGCTGATGATACAGAAGAATCATTAAAAGAAAAAGTAAGGTTAGCAACCATACTAGGTACTTTTCAATCTACTTTAACTAAGTTTCAATTCCTATCTCAAGAGTGGGTAAAGAATACAGAAGAAGAAAGATTGTTAGGTGTTTCATTAACAGGGATTATGGATAGCAAGATGATGTCAAATCCAGATCCTAAATTTTTAGAGGAGTTAAGAGATGAAGCGAGAAAAACAAACAAAAAGTATGCCAAGCTCCTTGAAGTTCCAGAGTCTGCTAGTATTACTTGCGTTAAGCCTAGTGGTACTGTTAGTCAGCTTGTTGACTCCGCCTCTGGTATTCATAGTAGACATAGTGATTATTACATTCGGACTGTTAGAATTGATAAGAAAGACACTCTTTATGAGTTCCTTAAAGGGAAGGGGGTCGCTGTTGAAGATGAAGCATATCGTCCTGACAGCACCGCAGTCTTTAGTTTTCCTATTAAGAGTCCTAGAGGAAGCATTACACGCAACGATAGAAGTGCTATTGAAGAACTTGAGACTTGGCTAATCTATCAAAGGCATTGGTGTGAACATAAACCATCTGTAACTATTAACGTTAGAGAGCATG